ATTTGTTGATCGTCTACATTGATTTGAATAACAGGATAACCTAACCTTCTCAGGCAGTAATCCTTTAACTCTTGGCGGCTTGTTGGTCTCATTAACAGACTCCTTTTATATATTTATACAAAAAGAGTTTGCTAAAATTATTGAGCAAACAAGTATTGAACCTTTGTAAGGTCATTTACTGATAATTTAACCGAATCACCCATAGTTTCAAGGCTAATTGGTGTCCATTGAACTTCAACTTCCTCGGCTAAAAGAACGGAAAATTCTTTTAAAAACTCTTCTTTAGAATCTTCCTGAACCGTAGATTCTGATTCTGATTCTTTTGAATACTTCTTAACCAACTTAATGCGTTGTTCTTCAACTGTTTTTAGTTCAGAATTTAATGTGTTAACTAGTTTCATCATTTTAAATGAAACAGAAACAGGAATCTCAGTATCTAACAACTTGCTTAAAACACCAACAGAATTATAAATTTCACCTAACTTCACTTTCATAGCAGTATCTCCTTAAAATTTAGAATGATAAACGAGTAAACTTAACAGCGTACTGTTTTCCAGCACTAATAGTATTTAGCAACAAATTATATCCGCCTGAAACAAAACTTGAAGAAAATGTTAAAGATTTTATTAGATCGTTGTTATTATTTGCAATAGTTGAATATTGTGGTGTTTCCATAACAACACGCATATCACTAGTACCGAATCCAATAACCTTTACACGAACCGACATAGATACGTATATATTAGTAAAATCATTAATATATAATTCGTATATATTAGTTTGTCTTTGTAAACCTGTATTATTAGTGTCAATAATATTTATTACTGTGTTTAAATTTCCCAAAACTTGTTTTGTTATTATATCAGAATACGTATTTAATGAAGATGTATCATTAATTTGAATACCTCTTGCAAATTTCATATTTCCGGATACAGAACTAATTGAAGAATTGTTATCTAATAATATATTAGATTTAAATATAATTGATCTAGATGAGGATTGGGTTACTGTATTCCAACCAGCAGCAAACATTATATCATTTGAAACATTTGAATCTGTGTATATTTGTATCTGACTAGATTGTTTAACAAATCTAAGATTAGAATTATCTGCACCAAAAATGTAATTTATGTTGCCAGAATTTGATTGTATATCTAAAGAATTTTGTGTGTATAATTTAGTTTTAATATTTCCAGTTAATTCAAATACACCACTATTTGAATTAAATACAAAATTACCAATATTATTTGATAATTTATTATTTTGAATTTTTACATAACTTTCTGTGCCATAAGATTCTAAAATTAAATCAGCAAAAGAACTTAGTCCAGCAGATCTTGAAACACTTATAGTAGCATTTGATTCTGCTTTAAATTTAAAACCAAACACATTTGTTGCGCCAGTAATAAATTCAAACATATTATAATTTGAATTTTTAAATATTTTTCCGTTTATATCTAAAATTCCACCAAGTTTTGGTGCTAAATCTTTAAATATACTTATTTCACTAACAGATATGTTTATACCAGCAGTTGTATTATTAATAGTAATTCCACTAGAACCAATTAATTTTAATACACCATTTGGTATATTAAACGTAACAGGAAATTGTGCAACAACAGCATCATTAATTACATTTGTAATATTTACCGTTGATATTGAATTAATATTAACCAACGACCGAAGATCTGTTACAGTAAGACCAACAACTTCTCCTGTAATCTTTCTTCCTAAAACAGTATTAGGATTAAGAATTAAATTCTTTGCACTAAATCCTGAAGTATTTGTAACCGCAACAGAACTAGCAACTTTTACTGAATTTGCAGGCATCGGTGAAAGATCAAATTTAGCCGTGTAATCACCATTAGTATTAAATGATGGATATACGCTTATATTTGTATATAATTGACTGTTAAATGAATCTGCAATTTTAATACTATCAAATATTAATTTTGTTGCTATTTTTGAACTAGATTCTGATACAGTTTGTATAGATTTTAATCCATTACTTGCTGCTGCACCAGCACTAATTATAATATTATTATTATTGTCTTTTGTTAAAGTAACATTTGTTCCTGCAACAAACTTAATTGTCTCTAAAACATTAGTACTATTAATTGTTGTAGTAGTTCCATCAGTAATACTAATTTGTTTAAAATAATTACTAGAAGATAATCCTAATATTGCTTTAATACTAGTTGCACTAAGACCCGTAATATTACCGTCAGCAAGTCTTCCTAATAATGTATTTTCACCAACAAGCACATCACTTGGATTTTCATCAGTACTATCATTATTTGCCTTTACTGTATAGGCATCCATTGGTGCTAGATGATTATTTGTGATAGAATTTGATTTTACATTAAAGGAAATAGTTGCGTTATCTGTTGTACCGAAAGATGGACTAATTGTTTGCGTTTCGTTGAATTCTAAAATAGAATTACTTGTAACAGAAGTATAATATGAATTATTATCTAATTTTATTTTATTAAAACCTTTTACTAGTGGCGCAATATAATGTGCCAAATCAACACTAATTTTTATTTCATTTTGATTATTAGTAGATCCGTCTAAACCGGATATAATGATTCCATTGCCTGCTACAAAACTTAATATATCATCATTACTATTTGCTTGTATAAGTGTTGTTCCGTCTGTATTATCAGAAGAAATTTCAATATATTTAAATGTTGGTTGTAGTGGTTGAATCCATCCAGTATCTGCTATACCCAAAAGCATTCTAAGATCACTACGATTTAAACTTTTAATATTACTTGTAGTTCCGGTTTCATCTGTAATTCTACCTACAACATAACCAGCAATAGCAGATGGAACACCGTCTCCACCTGGACCAGGACCAGGAACTAATACACTATTAATGTAAAAGTTATAACTTCCGTCTATAGAAAATGCGGGAATAGATTGGAATTGTACATCGATAGGATTTCCTGATGAATCAGATGCCTTGATTGCGTATGCAGGCATTTGAGCAAGAATACTATTGGTTACGCTATCAACAGCAGGAACAGATGTTCCTGTTGCTGTTATAACAAAACCATTATTAGTATTTGCTGTTATAGAGATACCAGTTCCTGCAAAGATTTCTAAAGTATCGTTTGAATCAACTGAATTTATAGTGAACTCTTCATCGTCTGTTGAATTAGCAACAATTTGAACTACACCAAAACTATTTGGAATACTTAATTCAACTTCAATTTCAGCTCCTGCTGTACTGTTAACCTCAACTCCTAATCCATTCATTCCTGTAAGTATAATATTACTATTAATACCTGTAGCAGGTACACTATTAACACGACTAAATGTGTTTTGTGTTCCAGCACCACCCGAAGCAGAAATTAAGATAGCATCATCGGTTGTGTGAGTTAGGGTAATACCTGCACCGCCACGGAAACTTAATGTATCATTTATAGTTTCTGGAGTAAAAACAAAGTGTTCATTGATTAATGAATTTGTTACGGAAATATTATTAAATATAGCATTTTGGGATAGACTAGAATTTAATAAAATTCCGGTATTATAACCAGTTCCAATAATAACTTGTTTAACGTTATTATCTGGTTTTATTGTAGTTAATGTATTTCCGTCTGTATTTGAATTTGATAAATAATATGCTATACCACCCTCAATAACCGCATATGCTAATCCACTAAAAGTAAATTCACCAATAGTTACAACATAACATTTATTATCTGTTATTTTTTCTACTATACCTATATAATTACTATTACTTTCTGTATCACAATCAGCCTTAACTAAACGATTATAATTTAAAGCAGAATCTCCATTATCATCAATGGTTCCATTAATTCTAACCATATCACCCATTCTAATATTAATATCAAAATCTTCAGTAACATAACGATTTGACCACCTAAAGTCTAAAATTCCATTAGAATTAGTAAAAGGAATAATTCCTTCAGTATAATTTTGATCATAACTAGTTTTTGGTTTATTACTAAACTGTGTTGATCCTGCAATATTACCAATAAAAAACTTATCAGTAACTCTAAATTCTGCGCTTTCATCAGCAGGATTTATTCTTCCAGTAAATATTGGTTTATTAACATAATCTGATGGTGGATGGTATAATAATATTCGATCGCCATCAGTATCTAAAACATAATCACCATCAGTATTAGTTTCATATATATCGTTTTCTGTTGTAACAGGAGCATAGTCTCCATTAAAGCCAAATGATACCATATTTTCATCAGAATATAGTTGTATCTTAAAAAACTTATTAGAATCTTGTGTATCTGTTTGGATTTTAATACTAGGATTCGTTTGTGAATTTAAAAGACCAATTCTAAATTCTGGTTGTTCTGTATTAACAAAACTCTTTCCCTTAACTCCTATATTTCCAGAAGAAATCCAAGAATCATTATAACCAATATATTCAAACTTAACTACTTCGGATTGTGAATTTAATACTAATCCACCAAAAATGTCAATTCTTTTTGGTAATATTTCTCTTTTTTCGTTTAAATGAATATAGGGTGATGTAACAGAAAACTTAACAGTATCTAGAGTTACATTGTCAAAATTAAATTCAACAAAAGAATTTATTTCGGTATTTTTAAAAATATGGTTACCTTTAACATTAACAGGTAACATTTCTGAAGCAGAAATTCTTTTAATAGGAGTAACAAAATCATTTGAGTAATATTTTTCAAACGAAATATAGTCATTTTCTGAAATAGTATCTGATGGTAGATTAGTAAGACTTATTCTTAAACCATTTGGTGTTGAAATAATTCCACCATTTTGTGATATATTGATTGATGTTATTACTTCACTATCAGAAATAATTGTTGTTGTTATGTCACCATTAGATCCAGTAAGATTCGTTTGATTATTTCCATCTACCTGATCATTTGATGTGCCTATTTGCTCGTTTGTTCTGCTTAACCATTCTGAAACTGTATCACTAGTTTTAATTGGTGTTACATATTTTCTATTTGGTCTTTCCAAATAATCAATACGAGCAGTCCACATGGGAACTTGACCCTCTTCAGATGACAAAGTTCCGTTTACACATTCCCTGCAATCATTGTTTCCGTTTGAACAATTTGAGGCAGCAAAATAAATTCCTAATTTTGGTACAGGAGATCCGTTTGCTCCTGAATGATTAGCAATATTTAATGCATCATTTTCTGCTAAATCTTGTCCTTGAGCAATTGTTGAAAAATCTTGAAACCACGGGCCAGTATAATCGTGAAGATCATTAAATTCTGCTGCATTTGCAGCAGCAGCACCTGCATTTGATTGATCAAATGGACCAACAAGACCAGGATTATCTAAATCTACTGTTTTTAAGTATAATTTACCCAAATCATAATCAGTAATTTGAAAATATCCAGTTTCTGATATTGGTATTTCAGTATCAACACCACTAACACGTCGTACAATAGAAAATTTTGGTTGTCTAGTACATCTACATCCCGATAGTGTAAGTTTACAGAATATATCTGCACATGTAATATGAGCGGAATCTACACCAGCAGTTGTTACTTTTACTGCATAAGGTTTAGATGCACTTGGAGCTTCTGCAGGCATAAGAGTTATTATTTTTGTTGTATTTTTTGGATCAAGGTTACACGGAATACTATCACTTGTTATAATTAAGTTTGCTGGTCTAGAGGCCTTTAAACAAGTAGATTTTACAATAGATGCAGAACTTGAAGAACTAGAACTAGAACTAGAGGAGTTACAAGAATTTGGTTGATATAGAGCTATTGAGTGTCTTTCACCTGCACCAATAACAGAATATTTTCCAGCCGTTGAATTCTTTTTCCAATACTTTGTTTTATTGTTGTAAATATAACTAGTATTAATATTATTATTGTAAACAGTTTCTACCCCACCACTAATATAAAATCCAGATTGTGGATAAGTACCTGCTGTTGTAGAACCACCACAACAAAAGAATGAATTGTGACCCCACGCTATTACACTTCCATCACTTCTTAATGCTACGGAATGATTCATTCCAGCTGCTATTTTTGTATAGGTTAATCCTGCTGGTAATGTTGGAACGTTGCATTGACCTGACGTATTTAATCCCCATGCCATTACTCTGCCATCTGACAATATTCCAAGAAAATGACAAGCTCCAGCTGCTATAGAAGTATAAAATCCGTCTGTTTGGGGTTGAAATGCAACTACACGAGGGTAGTTACCTTCATAATTTGGTTGATTGCCCCAAACTACTACTGTTCCGTTAGATCGTAACCCAATACTTCCATGCGCAGAAGCGTCTATTTGTGTAAAAGGAAGATTTTGATATGGCCCAAATTTTGGAACAACGCATTGACTATAATCGTTACGACCCCATGCTTCAATAACACCATCTTCTGTTAATGCTAAAATGTGTCCACCGCCCCATGTTGATCCTGTTGCTACTTGTACATATTTTATATTATTATTTGGAACATTAAGTTGTCCATAGTCGTTATTTCCCCAAACAGTAACTAATTGACTTCCTTTTAAAATTGCCACACCATTAAACCGCCCAATATCAAAATCAATACAAGAATCTGGCTGGGTTAGTGGAATAGGAATATCTTTTCCCATAATACCGTAATCCATATCATCACCAAAACCCCACTTTTCAATAGATCCATTAGTAGTAAGACCAAAACTAAAATCTCTAGTTCCTAATACCTTTGTATAGTTAGTACTTGGGGAATTTATAATCCAATCACCACCCGTCATTGATGTAACAGTATCAACAAGTACTTCGTGTAAACCCCAAACTTTAACCTGTATAGGACAGCCACTACTAGAACTAGAAGATGATGAACTACTAGAATTTGACGATGAACTAGTACTGCTTGAAGAACAGAATGTATCACAAGATCGCAACCCATCAAAAGGTGGGTTTGAACTATCAGATCCTATTTTCCATTCGTCTATCATTTATCAATACTCCTGTGTTTTTAAATGTCTACAATAGCAAGTGAATGTGTAGAGCCTGCTGATATGTATTTAGCTCTTTTTCCTGAAGCAAACTGTGTAATCCAATAAGCCCCATTTATACTAGTAGTATCAATAACAGTTGGTGTTTTGGTAACATATGGAATATCTGTTCGTATTTGCATAGATGATCCAATTTGTCTAAAAGTATTATCTCCCCACCCAAATACCCATCCAGTATCTTTTTCTATAGCAAGAATATGATTTCCACCAACAGAAACGTCTGTAAATTTAATAGGAATTCCGTCTTTATCCTTTTTAATCCAAAGTTTTTGTGCTAATTGGGTTTCACTTTCAGTAGAAGAAACATGATATCCGTTATAATTTGCTGGTATAATTGCTCCAGTCGTCGCGACAATCTTAGTTCCATTTGCATACGGCTTAGTACTTCCTAATTGTCCATATGTGTTATTCCCCCAACAATACATATAACCTTCAACAGTTAAGGCAACTCCTATATTTGATGAAAGAAAGTTCCCCATCATAATTTTTGTAAACAAATGTTTGTTTGGATTTTCAATTCCACTAACATATCCTAGTTCAGGATAAAGGCTTCGTCTACTAAAAGCACTAGGTTCACTATCTGTTATTCCACTAAGATTTTGATATCCAGAATATTGATTTAAATTATTTTTTCTTGGCCAAATAGTATTATAAAATGTTTCACCATCTAAACCAGGATTTTGCCAACCATAGACTTGTCCTGAAGTTTTTAATCCTAAATTAAAATTTGTTCCAGAAGAAACTGTTTTCATATTTGTGTTAAATATTATAGGTAGATTTAATTTTGAGCATATTTTCGGCCACGCTGTTGGACACTGTGTACCAGTATTAGAAGTATATTCTAAAATTTTGTTATCCGAACCTATAACAGTTATCTTATCGTATGCTACAGAAACATATTTACATCCAGTAGATAATTCAGGTAATGTATAATATATAAAACCATTTGTATCTTCGTTTTGTACAATACCTGGCATTGTAACACCAGGACCCCAACACCAAACACTACCATCAGATCTTAATACTGCTGTTATATCGTATGATGATACAACTTGGATACATGATCCAGCAGAAGTCAATGATTGAGGAATTTTTTCTCCATAATTACTATCTACAACACCAAAAACTGCTAATGAACCATTAGATTTAATAATATAGGAATCTAAATCTCCAGTAGCAACCATTAGTGGATTATTTCCAATAGTACCTGGTATCATAGATTGACCATATTCGCGATTAGATCCAGAATTACCAGTTCCAGCACCCCACGCAATTACCTGTGTGGTTGCTGATGACGAACTTGAAGATACGGAAGAACTGCTTGAAGAACTACTAGAAGAACTGCTTGAAGAACTAGAAAAATTTGGGTTAATACATTTATAAACCATGTTTGGTAAATTATTGTTTCCACCAATAGTATTGGTGCTATAAACAAAATTACTAGAATCAATTAGTTGTACTAAACCAACACTATAAACAATTTCTGTCCAATAATTTTTTGTAATAGAACCATTACTGTTTATATCAACAGGATCTCCAACACTACCTGTATTTTGATATACTAGTAAATGTGTTTTATTTCCATCCGAGTTAAATTCAGAAGATTCAACAATCATATCAGGATACTGTATCTCATTCCACGCAAAAACATAAAAACCACTAGCCGGTATAAGTTCGTCAACAAGTGAAATTACATTTTCAATAAATCCATGAGAATCTAATACAATATATGAATATTCAGAAAGATTTGTTCCAGGTATACCTGCTAATTCTGCATAACCATCATTAAGATATGAATATTGTGGAATACGAATACGCACAATTTCTAAATGATTTGGTATATAAGCACAAGAAGACGATGAAGAGGGCTCATTATAGGTAAATGTTGTTGTAGCCGATCCTCCTGGCGTATTAACGTAAACTGTTTTAGCCCCTGCTGTATTTGGTAATGCCGTTCCTGTAATTTGAGAATCTGTAATAACAGGATTTTGTATAAGTTTAGTTCCAATTTTTAAATCACTAGCAAGTGTCATTAATAAACCACTGCCTGTTATTGTAATGGGTGTATTGTTTGTGGTAAGACCATTATTGGGTGTAATATTACTAATAGTTGGAGATTGAAGATAAAGATAATTAGTGCTTACAGATCCGCCAATACTAGTAATTGTTACTAACACATTGCCATAGTATATTGATGCAGGTGCGTAGAAATGAATTTCGCCATTATTACGTGGTGTACTATAACTAGTTACTAAAACATCATCAACAGTTATAGTATCAATATTACTAGCATAATATAAATCACTTCCAGTTACTGTAATAAGTGTTGTACCGTCTTGATGACCTTGATTTGGTGTTAATGTATTGATAAACGGAGCAGAAATATATTTAATTTGCGTGGGTGATGTGACAGATCCACCAAGAGTTGTTACAATTAAATTCTTTAATCCATCTGTTATTATTTCTGGACTTGTTCCTGTAATTTGCGAAGAAGAACTAGTTACATTAAGTAAAGAAACACCACCAATAGTTGCTGATGCTGATGTTAAATTAGATCCGTTGATAGTGATAACTGCACCACCGACTCGTGGACTAGCAGGTGTTGTACTATTTGCTACAAAATTAGAAGTATAACTAGAAATTGTTGGAGGTGTAATATATGTAAATGAAGCTGGTGACGAGTTTACACCCGATACGGTAACTATAGTATTTTTAACGCCTGCTATTCCTGCTGGTGTTATGCATGTAATAGTAGTTGAAGTTGGAGTTCCTACAATTGTTGCAAAATTTCCATCAATTTTTACTGTTGCGCCACTAGTAAAATTGCTTCCTGTAATAATAACAGTTGTTCCTCCAGTTGTTGGTCCAGAGGTAACATTTAAGGAAATTGCACCTAATGTTGGAGTTGTATAGGTAAATGCACTAGATGCTGTAATACTTCCGGCTAGAGTAGTTATAGCTATATTTGAAGGACCAATTGATCCTGCTGGTGTAATTGCAGTAATTGTTGTGTTGTTTATAACACTAATGCTTTTTGCATTATTTCCTCCAACAGTAACGTTTGTTGTTCCTGTTAAATTTGTTCCTGTAATTGTAATTGATGTACCACCCAAAGCAGTACCCGTAGATGGGGAAACATTACTATAAGTTGCTACTGCATAATAAGAAAATGATCCCGCATCGCTTTCACCGCAATTAGTTGCATATACACTATCTCGTATTATTAAATTATATGTTCCTGCAGTTTTTGATGGTGTAGTGCAAGTAATAGTTGTATTATTAACTTTATTAAAATTAGTAGCTAGTGTTCCGCCAATAAGAACTTCAGAAGCATCATTAAAATCTGTTCCTGTAATTGTAATTGAAGTTGTTACATTTTGTGCAGACGTTGCTGGGTTAATTAAAGTGATAATTGGTTTTGCTGGAGCCTTTGGAACTGCACCCATAAATTTTTCAGTTCCAGAATTTCCAAATATTTTTAAAAATTCTGTGTTTCCGTTTACAGTTTTTTTCCAATATTCACCTAATAGACTATCAAATACTTCTGCACTTCCATTTGATGAGGATAGTGTATTATTTGAATCATATTGTTCGCTATACACACCACATTGTCCACTGTTGTTTCTGCCACGCACAATTACAGTATTATCATTAAATAATATTGCAGTAAAGTCAGTACCACAAACAATATTTTGTATTGTGTTGGTACTTTGTGTTACCCAATAAGCATTAGTAAGACTATTTGTGGTTGTACTAGACCCACCAACACGAGTAAACCCACATTGACCGTATCTGTTATCACCCCAGCCCCAAATACTGTTATCTGATCTAACTGCTACACAAAAAAATCTACCGGCTGCAATTAAACTACAAGCACCAATAGAACTAGGTACATTTAAAGTTCCGTAGTCAACTCCACTTACATTTCCCCAAACCTTTACAGCAAATCCTGATGTTAAACCTATAGTATGATATCCGCCAAATGCAATATTATTAAATGCAATATTTAATGGTGCATTTAGAGTGTTTTCTGATTTTCCCCATAATTTTATATAATTAGTAGTAGGAAGAATAACAGCAGATACATATGCTCCAGTAATAATTTTATTTGCTGTTCCAATATTTTTTTTCCAATAATTACCTAATAGACTATTATTACAAGGATCACTTGCTGCACAACCACTACAAGTAGAGGTAAATGCTGCTCCTGTTTTACTAAATTGTTCGGGTTTATCACCACACTGCCTCCACCCAGTTGCACCACAATTACCAATAATAAAATTTTGACCCCACGCATAAATAAGACCATTTTCATCAATAGCAGTAGAAAAACCTACTCCACACCCAATTTGTTTAAAATTAGCAACAGATCCACCATTAAATGTTTTTTTCCAATAATTACCCGATAGACTATTAACAGCAACACTACCAGACGAGACAGTATGATTAGATTCATATTGTTCTTCTATTATACCACACTGTCCGTGTGTGTTATCTCCCCAACTAATAATACTTCCATAACCGTAAGTAGTATTATAATCAACTAAAGCTATAATATGATCAGATGATATTTTAATATCATAAAATGTATAACCAGATGGAATATTTAATAAACCAAATGAATCTCCAGTTTGTATAGATCCCCATAAATTTAATTTATTACACGAAGACATTATCTATTATCCTGTTTTGAAATGATACTTAATATATTTTTTATTTCGTTCATGGTTTTATCAATAGTATTTAGTTTATTTTCTAACTCGTTATATTTGTTATTTAAAGAATTTAAAGTTTTAGAAACATTCAATTTATCGTAATTGCAGTTTAACAGTGCTTGAGTTTTTGGATCTCGTTTAAGATTAGAGTTTCCGTAAACAGGTATTAAATTATTTATCTTCATGAAATTGCTATTCCTATAAAATCATTAATTTTTGGAACAACCGCACCATTATTACTAAATAAGCATATTTTAAATGCAAATTTATCAAAAGAACCTATGTCTTCGGGTAGAGTAAATTCCATTTCGTTAAACTCTCCATTTTTTGAGTTAAATGGTAGACCATTATAAACCATTTCTCTGTAGGGCAATTCATTAAAATTACCATGAGATCCAACTGCTTCTGTTCTAGCAAAAACAGCCACTGCAGTTCCTGCTGGTTTATTTATAGTTAAAATTACTTTGCAATTTACAGCATCAAAACCATCAGCAAGAGTTACCATTTTACTTATATATCTTGAAGTTGCTGGTCTTTTTAATAGTAATGTACTAGGTTTAACAACAGCCTTTGGTAATTTCTCGTTCTTTATAATTTCTGATGTAATAGTGCCATTTACATCAACTTCGTTTGTGTCAATAAGATTTCTTACTAATATTATTCCAGATTTTTGTATATCAATTACAGGACTAACATACGGATTGTATATTACAGATTCAAAAGAAATTTTTATTGTATTTGAATTAGTTAATGATGTTTGAGTTTTATCCAAAATCATACTTTTATTTAATATAATATCAGTATCAAAAGTTACATTTGAGTAAGATAAAGAACTATTTGAACTAATTAATTCTAAATTTGTTATTGTTGCTGTATCTTTTACATCCATTATATAATTTTTAAAATTTATTAATTCATAGGTTAATTCATTTTCATTTTGTTCAAACATTCCAAATGATTCAGCGTAACCAGTTTCTTGTGGTGGTTGAGTATTAATAATAAAATTAATAGATGCAGTTTTTGGTGTAGTTAAAGATGCACCTTCCATAAAAGTACAAAGATTTGCACTAAACATTAAATCTGTTGTTCCATCTGCTGACCACGTGGAAGCGTTTGATGAACGGAAAAATTCTCCAACATACGGTTGTGATATAATTTTTCTATTTGTTGTAGAAGAACCAATATAAATTGGAGACGGAACGCTTATATCATCTTCACCTATAGTAGCAGCATATACGGAATATTTTGTGCTATCTGAATGCAACACAATACAATGTTCACCAGCTTCAAGATATACTGGAGGATCAAAAGTAAAACGTGTATATCTTTGATTGTTTTTAATATCAGGTAATACGGCAATTTCCGTTTCAGATAAAGCTATAACTTTACTAGCAGGAACAATAGAAACACCATGCGAATGTACATTTTTACTATCAGGATAACCGTTAACAGTTGGTCTTAATTCTGCCATAACTGGTTGTGTTGCGTCTTTAGTTGAAAAACAAAAATCAAAACTAGAAATATAAACACCAGAAGGATAAAGATCTTTATTTATAGTAAATGTTTGTGCAATTGGATCTATTGTTTTTATAACAATATCTCTCTGTTCGTTTGTCAACTGTACAGTTTTAGTTTGAAATTTTCTTCCTTCTGCAATAGTTTCTTGTTTTGTAAGAGTTAAACCACTAGCAGAAAACACACCAGAAGCATACATTGTTGTTTTTATACTAAATTTATCATTTGTAGAACTATCTGTAATATTAAATGTACGATCTCCTGTTCTATAAGAACCTTCTTTTATTGTGAATTTTATAATAACATTTCCCAAACTATTTGTTTTTGGTATATAATTTAATGTTTTAAATGGAGTTCCTAAAGTATTTTGTTCTGTGACAACAGAACACAATTCATCAACATTTACATCATCTAAAAACACATATAATTTTGTATTTGGTTTTAAACCCGTGACATAAAGATATAAATCTTGTGCACGAATATAGTGTGCTATAGAGACATCAGTAACTCTTTCTCCTAAACTAACATTTTCGTGTTGAATATCTAAACTAGTTTTACTAACGTCTCTTGTTTGAACATCATGAACTTGTGTTTGTCTTCCACCGTGTGCAGATGTGTTTTTAGTATATTCTTCAACAGTAGTCCATTCTCCGTATTTAGTTCCCCATACTCCCTGATTACTATTAATAAGTGTATTTGTTATATTATTTAATACCTCATCAAACCCCTTTAATAGATCAACACGCAAATCTGGAAGTTGTTTAATGTCAATCCAATCATCTACGGCAGGATCAATTGTAACATGACCTAATGATTTTATACCGTCCAATGGAACCAACGAAACTGCACTACTAGCCGCTGGCTGAACAATAAAAGGTTTATTGCGAGTTGTAGTATTAAGCATATATAAACCAGTATTAAGTTTTTCTCTAAATCCAGTTTCCATAATTTTTCTAATATCAATAGATTCTTCACCAGTAGTATAGGTGTCATACTTAACTTCCGAAAAATCATTAGAATTATTAAATTTAAATCCAAATCTAGATGTCATAAATGAATGTCTTAATAAATTTTCTCTTATATCAATACAACCATTATAATCTCTATCTGAAGTATCTGATATTAAATATGTTTCATAATTATCAACAATTATTCCATTTTTAGATCTATCCAATCCATTAGAATCTGTAACTATAAGATCTGCTGCTTTTTTTTCTACTATTGATAATTGTGTGTAATATTCAACGTTTTTAATTCGTTTTTCTAATTTACCAATATCTCTCATAGTATAACGTTTATTTTCAATTGCATTAGTTTTAATATCAGAAACATCTAAAGTATATCCTGGAATAAAAATATCATACAATTTCATTGCATCAGGTATTTCTTTTGTTGGTATTGATGGATTAATACCAGGAATACCTTCTTCTATTTTAAACACGCCGTCTTTAGTTAAATATAAAGAATCTCTTCTTGATAGGTAATGTGTTCCTGTAACAATAAAAGAATCTGATGGTAATAATGAAAAAGATACTTCAATTTTAGTTGAATCATCATAAGGATTTTCATTGCTTCCAATTGTTTTTCCTGATTTAATACTATATATTGGTCTAAAATCAATTATTGCGCTTTTATGTAATTTTTTATTATTTTTCCCAACAACAGAATAACCAATTTCCTCATTTGGAATTTGTGATTTTGTGCCATAACGATAAGAATTTTTAACAACAGGACCAATAATCCCATCTGATTTTCTGTGTTCAAAATAGGAATAAATGATTGTAATCTCTGTAAGGCCTTCTGTTATTTTTTGGTTTAAATTATCAGTAGACGTATTAACAGAACTTATACCAAGAACAGAACACATTTCTTTAGTATAATCATAATTAAAAGATATTTTTGAAAAACCGTATATATCTTTTCTTTCACCAGTATCTAATATAAAATATTTTGTTACGTCACTAATAATGTTATTAGCATTAGTATAAAGTATCTGATCTATTTTATAAACATCAGATTTTGTTAAATAGAAATATATATTGGTATCATATGTTTCACCTAAAGATGCTGTAGCAGCAGATCCAGGAATATGTTTTAAAGTTCTTGTTTCGCTATTTATTTCTAGATCTTTTATTCTATAGTTAGAAATATCTATTGCATAATCTGCTGAAAAAATAAAATTATCAGATGCTCCCGATGGTTTTATAATAGTCACAACTGGAGGATTACTAGAAGTTTTTGTAACATATTCATTTCCAAAAGTTTCTCTATTTATATCAGTTCCTGTTTTATAGATTAATTCATATCCTGATTGTATTCTTGCGCCGCCAGTTTGATCTGTTGATAGTTGAACCGATCCACCACCATTCCACGAGCCAGATATAGTTTTTCTTACTAACAATTGTCCAGGTTCAATATTAGAAAATATAAAACCACCTTCTAATTCATAAATAAAACCATTTTTAATTAAATTATTAAGATAAATGCTACCATATGCATCGCATGAAGTAATATTTTCGTATTGATTTAGTCTAAAAAGAATACTAGTATCATAATATGATGTAATTTTTGTATTTTTATCAAAAATAACATCATTAGCATTTAATCTTTCAATTATTAATGCTTGTTTAGTTGTGTTAATAGTAGGAGAAGTTAATATAGAATCTATTACTAAAGCCTTTGCTCCACTATCATGAATAATAACATCACCTTTATTAAAAATATGAAGACTATTTGTTAAAATTAATTTATTATATTTTGTTGATTCTGGTATAACTTGAAATAAATTATTATTTTGATATGAAAAACTATAGCAATTTTTTAATATAGTATCCATTGTATAATTTCCAACAGGATTAATGTCAGAAAGATATATTTTAAATTTATCATCACCCATATGGTTAACTTTAGTAATCAGACACGTACCAATTTTTGGACTAGCGTCAGGAAGATATACTACACCACTACTAAAAAATTGTGAAGAAGTTTTAGTTAGTTGTTCTGATTCAATATTATATTTTATTTGACTTGTATTAACATAAAATAATGATTTATTTCCAATAGCAACTACGCGATTAATAAGATATGGAAAATTATCTGGTGTATAACCTTCTGGATTTCCTATTTTTAATAATGCCGTATCTGTACCTATTGAATTTGTAATGTTTAATTTTGTATTATTTAATGATTTAAATGTCAATACTGTTGGTTGATTTAAACTTTGACCAAAAGTTTTTGCTTTACTAAAATTTATAACTTCAAAAGTTGCTCCAGGATCGGAATTAAGAGGAGATGTTAAATTTTTATTATACTGTGTAATAATATCACCAATATTATAATTAACAGAATCACTCCAACTAGAAGATTCTGTTATATTTTGTATTGCTGTATTTCCAACAGTATAGTCTTTTCCAGTTAATTCATATGGAGAAGAAATATTTGCAAAAAATCCAGAAGAAAGATTTATATTACTAGTATTTTGATCTATTGCACTTCCACCTAAACCATCTCCGCAACCACTATCACCAAAATAATATATTTTTCCAAATTCTTTTTGAAATTTAACAGTAGTAATTGCAACAAGAGTTTTTAAAGATTTATCCCACGCTAATGTTTCTCCACTTATTTTTGAAAGATATTCAGAACCATCTACAATACTTGAAGACATATAACTATATTGAACAAGATCTTCACTACCTCCTGTTAAAACAGGAACATAATTTATTCCAGTAGAACAAACAGAATCATTAAAAACAATTTCTTGAATATGTATTGTTGAATTTGCATCAGCATTTACCCATAAAACATTATCTATAGCAAATCTTCCACATGGGTTTGTTAATAGTCCACCTTCTAGACTCTCTTCTATATACCAATATCTTTTCCCCGCCCATTCTGTAACATAATTTGGACCACCACTAGTATTTGTATAATCTGCTTTTAATAAATTATTACTTAAAGATACTATATAAGATTCAGATACAGAACCATCAGAATTAGATGTAGCTGATATTGTTGCTAGAATTTTTCCAGTTGCTATAACCTGGTTTTGTTCTAAATTATCATTACTACCATTTCTTATAATAATATTTTTTAATAAATTACCGTAATCATAATGATATGGTGGAGTGGATGGGCCAGTAAAATACGATTTATCAGTTTTATAAGTAACTGTAATTTTCATTACATTAAAAAGGTCTGTAATATGATCTATGCTACTTCCAAAAGAAAATGTTTGACTAAATGGAACAGTTATTTTTGCATTTTTATCTTTATGATTAGAAAAAATAACATTATTGTCGTAATCAAAAAAACCATCTAATGATTTGATAAATATAGTTTGTTTATTATCTGAAGGAACGTATCTTAATAATAGACCAGTAAAAACTACTTTTCCTGTAACATCGGCTTGTTTAACGATATATGGCGCAGTTGTAAGTTCATAATTATCAACAAATCCATTAGAAGAATAAGGATCATATGCACTTCTTGCATTATTATAATAATTTTCATTTGAAACAATTTTAATAACATTTGATACACTTGTTGATAATTTTCTAAACTCATAAGAAACATCTGTTCCTATTTCTTCAATTTTATTAAAAGGAGAACCTAAATTTGAATTAAAATTTGTTGCAGTCATTTAATGTATTTATCCTGTTTTAATATCATAGTGGTGCGTTCTCGTTTGTAATAAATAAAACCGATTCCTTATTAAATGGTGACACTAAAGCTGGATTCGTATTTTGATTAATACTAACACTACTTCTAAAAGGAATCCATTCTATTATAGTTCCTGTTGCTAAACCATCTGTGGTTGATAAAAATTTTAATTCTCCACCGTCAGTATTTATATCAACAATATTAGTTTCATATCCATTAATAGAAAATAAATTATCTCCGGCTTTTACAATTAATTCATTTTCTAAGGGGGCATCTATTTGACTAACCGATTCCATTAAATGATCAGAACCTCTAGCCTTATTAGCATCAATATTTACAACATTAGATGTTTCATATTCAAATCCTTGTACATATGCTCTTCCACTATTTGCAGAAATAACAAATTTATCAGAATTACCAACAGGCGTATCAAAACTAGTATAAATTCCATTATTTCCATTTAAAAATTCAGGTAATCCTAGTGTTGTTGAAAGAATTTGTGTAACAGTTCCTGTAGAAGATGTATTATTATTATCTGGTGATTTTCTTGATATAGCAGATCCACTAATAACACTTGTCCAGGATAGTTCAGTTAGTTGTTTTATTACTATGTAATTTGTACCAACATCAGTAACTTCACCTATATGACGATTTGAATAATAAATACTATGGTGGTAATTTGTAGTTTCGGTTACAGAATTAAAAATTAAATAATTAGTTAAAATTGAATCTGTATTATCAGCTGCTGGAAAAATTAAATCTCCAATTTCTGGATAATTGCCAACAGAAAATGCACCATTAAATAATATTTTAAAATATGTAACTCTAAGGTGTTCTTTCATATCTAATAAAAATGGTCTTACTGTGTAAGATCCAGATTCATCATAGGTTCTTTTTGCAAATAATTTTAAAATTTCTGAATATTGTTTTTCTACATTAGTTTTAATTACGTCAATTATTCCACCACGAACTCTAATAATTTCGGTATAATTATCAGGAAATACTGGATCAGATATATCAACATTATTTTGTATTATATCTATATTAAATTTAAGACGATCTGCGCCAGGAGCAGTTGCATTTGTAAAACTACTAGCATTATCTCCTAAACTAGAATCTTGTAAAATTGTAACATAATTGTATGTGAATAAAAACCCTACACTTTTATATGGATACGCAAATAGTTTTCTACCCCAGCCAGAATTATTTCCTAGAGTATTAGTTTTAGATATAGTTCCAATATTTCTCCACAGCAAAGATAATGTATATTCCGTTGTAATTAAAGAACCAGTAGTCTCTGATGTGGTATTTAAAATAACATTGCTTTCTGGAACATTTATAAATTTTCCATCTTTATAAACAATACCAGAAGTTACATTTACAGTATAAAGATCGTTTATATTTTCAACTAATAGATTTGCATTTATATTTGGGGTAGAAATATATATTTGATCTATAATTTGAAATGTTATTGGATTTCCGTTTACTATGCCACGATCAATTGCATAAAGAGTAGGATCAACCATTCCACCACTAGTTTTACTTACTTCTTGTAAGGTTAAACTAGTAAACTTTTTAATATGAGTAGTTGATCCTTTAATAAATTTATAGACTAGAATTAAATCATCTTTATCTGTTTTTGGAATCAAATCAATAATTTCAATTTGAAAATCATCTTCTAAATCTTTTATAGCACTTCGTGTTGTATACGGAGTAGTACCACTAGTTACCATAGATGGAACAAAAGTTGTTCCTAAATTTGTATTATTATTTGTAACAGTTCCTGTTGAATCTGTTGGTTTTTTAAAAAATATAGATCTACAAGCAGAATCGTTTGTAAAATCATCTGTCAAAGCAACACCATTAGAATTTTTAATACTTCCTGTTTTAACTCTAAGAAAACCGTAAGTAAATAGATTAACCTTACAACCAAATACTATAGCCCCATCCACAAAAACATGATCAGAAAATTTAGAAATTTGATTTTGTAAAATGCTCTGTAATTGAGTTAATTCTCTAGCCTGAACAGGTTTTCCTGGATTGAATAAAATTTGAACGAAATTCTTATTATCGTCAAAATCATCATAGTATTTGTCATCAAGATCGTTTGGTGTTTTAAATGGCATAGGTACCTATATTTATAAAGAAATTATTACTCGTATGTTTAATGCAGTATCAGTAGATAATGTTGTTGGATATATGTTTTCCAAATATTGAATTCTTCCCGATTGTTTAATATATTGAGCCCCAATAACACTAGTTATAGTAAAAGATGGTGACAGACTTTCTGTAACTAATGTATTTATATTTAATTTTTTAATATTTGGGTATGCTGTTGTAAATGTTCCAAATAATGGCAAAACTGCAATTACTGGCGTGTCTGCCCCAGAGGGTGGTTCTGCTATAGAGACAACTATACCATATGCAGTTATATTACCAAAACCATCAACAGTACATATGTAACTATCTAGTAATATTCCTGTTTTAGTGCTGTTGGCTCTTGTTGTATACAGTAAAGTACACCCTGTTAAACTTTCTCTAATATCAGCTAGATCCTCAAAAGCAATTTCATCATAAGATTCTGATTTTATAATACCAAACTGCCTAATATCATTAGATTCATAATCGGAACTTCCAATAGTTAAAACTACAGGATTGGTTTTATCATATGCGTTTACACCTGTAGCAGATATTTTTTTATAAAGCATTAATTCTGAACACTTTAATGTGTTTATTGGTGAACTTTTTAAATTATTTCTAATAGAGAATACAGGAGTAACTGTATAATTATTTTGAATTCCACCAATAGTTATACCTAAATCTTGATATTCATATCCATAATCCAAAATACTTATACTTTCTATAGTTTTTGTATTTTCATTTATATTTGAATATGCAATAAAACCATACCCACTTCCTTTTACTATAATACCAGGGACAATACTGTATGTATAGCCATCAATATTATTAGGTGGTTCAATACATGTTTGAACAGAAAAAACATTATTAATAAAATTAGAATCTTTTATTTTTAAAACGTATTTTACAATACCATTTTCTCTTAAAATTAAATCCCAATTTTTATAGTAATTTGGTGATTTATTAATAACTGAATTCAATGGAATTTGTAAATGAAGTGTATCATTATTTGTATTGATACTATCTACATAATAATTTGAATTATCTGGAACATACCATAAAAATTCAGTATTTCCTGTAACATTTAATTTTAATATATTTTCATCTGTATTTGAATAATAGTTGTTTAAAATTGGAAAATGTGTTGATGTACAAAATGGATTTGATGCAAAATTTGGAACAGTATAGATAAGTTTCCACTGATATTCGTCACCAAGAAGGCACAATCCAAGTTGATTATTATCAGTTGTTCCTATACAATTTGGAGAAAATGTAGATTCACTATCATGTCCATTGTGAATACAAATCCACACATTAAGATTTGTTCCATTTTCTGATGTGATATAATAGTTTTTTGTTTTTAGGTCAACACTACTAGAATATTCAGTATACACACGACCAAGCACCCAGTCGTTTCTTTCTATCACATAAGCAAAATCTGAAGATTTTAATTTATATAATGCAATTATACCCATTTTACAATCCATATCTTCTTCTATTGATTGATTTAATGGAGGAGAATTATCTGAATCTGGCCATGTTGTTGGCTTTCCTAAAAATAACCAATTTTTTCCATTAGATAATGAAGTTTTTAGACTTATTATAGATTCTGTTTTTAAACTATTTCTAAAATTATTCATTTTATTATTGTATTAACCTTTATATTTATAAGGTCAATAATCCGTAAATCTCCAAATGATGTATTTTCGTTATAGGGTTTATCTGTTCCATAGGAAGAATCTGTACTCATATTTATAAGATCTCTTGGATGTATTCCTACACCCCAATATTCCTGATTTATATCATCTGGATGTATTTGACCAAAATTGATTAATTTTGTACCAGTACGATCTATAGTTGTAAGATTAGAAATAGTTGTAAAAGATCCAGCAGGAGAACGACGTGATATTTCTTCTGTTATTATTCCTGCAGCTATTGGTAGGTTTATTATTTTTGCACCATTTAATAACGGAGTAATATAGGTTTTTACTTCTGCTGATATATCAAAACCTGTTTCTCCAAATAGAATTCCATTTGGAAACATACGAAATGTCATAATTTCATCAGTACTGTTATCAGTGCTAGAAGTTTGTATATAATTTAAATCTTGAATTGTTTGTGTAGTATATGGAAGATAATTGCCAATTAATAGTTCAGTTTGTGTTTCTGGAGTATTAACATGTTCAAATGATACCTGTGATATAGATAATGGAGTATATGTAGAGAATATTTTAAATCCAGCAGGATGTGCTAATTTTTTAATAATATTAATAGAAGTTAAAGGATTTGCATCACCTTTAACGTCGTATGAATGTGTTTGCCAATAGATATTATCAGGAATTAATCTATTTTGTTCAGATAAAGCACCACCTAATGTATCAAATCTTCCACGTGTGCCATCAGAATTTAGTGGCGGAAGAGATAATATGTTGTTTCCGTTTTTTATTACACTTATTTCAGTTTCTACATCTACACCATCTAAATTTTTTAGAATATATACTGGAGTTGTGTTTGTAAAAAGACCAGAAACTTCATGAAGAAACAATCTAGCCCTATATCCACCAACAATTGTAGAAACAAAAGTATTTTTTATTATAGCATGAGATTCAATTTCATCACTAATGTTTCTTTGATATATTTTTAAATTAATCAAATCGCGACCTAATGCTGGGCTTATAACATAGATATCAATAGTTTTATCAACTGTCCAAATAGCATCAGATGGTCTTAGTAAATACTCTCTAGGATAAAAAATACTAGCTTCTTTATCAAATAGCAATCTGAATAAAAATTTAATTGAGTTTTCTGTACCCTTAGAATCATAAAACTGTTTAATATTTTTCATCAAACTGCGTTCATTTAATAAACCACCAGTTTGTCTATCTTTAGTAAGATTTAAATTAAAACCAGGCATCAATTCATTTCTAAAATAATCTAAAATATAATTAGGAACAGTATCAATATCTTTATAATTTTCTAAATTATAGTGTATTAAATTTGGATTATTTGATTTTTCTAAAAATTGATAATATGTTTCTATAAAATTAACAAATGTTGGATATTCATCTTGAATAAAATTGGGTAAATTATATTTAATTATTCTACTTGTTTCAACTAATGGTTTCGTTTGATCTAAAACAGTAGTAAACAGTACTTCAAATTCGGTCTGTGGAAGTTTTAAACCAAATCTGTTTACAGAATAACCACTTAATTTATTAAATTCTGTGGTAACATTAATATTAAAAGTATCTGTTGGTTTATTTGATGTGTGTACTAATTCATCATTAAGAAAAAATTTAATAGCCGAAAAATGTATATCATTATCCATATTATAGTGAATTGGTATAAATCCACCATATGAATCATTTGGCAGTAATACAGTACTTGGTAATAATGCAACTATATTCAGATTTGATATAGAAACAGGAGTTGTTTCTCCTGTTAAATTTGTTAAAATGGTTGCTTTATTTTTCATAAATTAGAACGATATGAAACATCTGTAATATTAATCTTAATAGCATTTGATGAAAATTCGTCAACCTTTAAAATAGTATTTTTTTCAGCAAATATATTTGCTGAATCTGGAAGAGCATATGTATTTAAAGTATCAGAATTTATAAGACTTATTGGTTGAAAATTTGTAATTTTAATTTCTCCATTGGGATAATCTATTACTCCAATTGTATCAACCGTAATAGTAGCCCCAGATTCATCTAAATATACTATATCAAAATTATTATCTAAACCATTTTTAAATTGACATATTCTATTTACATTAGTTTTATCTGTATATAAAAATAAAGTACTGTTTATAGTTACTTCAGAACATGTAGTTTTTCGTAATGGATTTTTAAATTTTACACTATAATTAGTTAATTGTGAAAAACTAGGTATAAATCTTTTTTCTAATACGATGCCAACAGTTACACCCTTTATAGATTCATCTAAAGCATCAATAATAGGAACAAGTTCATTTAGATAAAAATCTCCATTAAAAATATCAATTGTGTTATCAATATAATTTTGTATTGATGTCTGAATTTTTGTCTGTAATGCTGATTTTGATATTCTTAATTTTGCTGGATTTAATTGAATATTAGTAGTAGTATTAAGATAGGTATAATCTGGATCTTCAAAAGTAGGAGTAATTCCAATTACAGAACGATCTCGTTTAAGAATTGTCGCAATATCTTGTTTTTCATTTAGTGAAAGTGTTTCTCCATTTTTTGGTTTAACACAAATAAATATTTTACTGTATTCTGGTGGATTATTATCTTCTCCGCCCCAACAATTTACATCTTTTATATTTGGAAATTGTTTCATCAATATAGCAGAATAATCATCAACAGTTACTGCTCTCTCTTGTGTCGTAAATGATTTTGGAGCTTTAATTCGTATAGACTCTATTGATTCTTGATCTGCTCCACCATATGAAGCACGAATTGTTGTTATTGTATTTGATATATTTGTAAAAAGATCACAAGAAAATGTAGATACAGAACCATTAAAACCAATTCCATTAGAATTAGGTCTTGCGACTAAATAAGAACAAGTAATTTTATTACCGTCTGCTAATTTTTTACCTAAAACACCATCACCAAAATATATCTGATAAAAACCATCAGAATTTTCTTCTACAAAAAAGGCTAAACTATCTTCTGTTATTTTTGTAATATCTTTTACTTGTTCCCAGTTATCATTTTCTCCGGTAGTATTAGATTCTGAACTTTGAACAGATACATCAATTGTAGTAATATCAACATTTTCTGTTGTTAAAATATATTTTTTAAATGGGTAATTTATATCATGAACAAATGACCTTGTTATCAAATCTCCCTGAACTAATTCTATATTACTAGACTGAAACACTCTTAAGCCATTGTCGTAAATGTAATTATCCGAAAGAGTATAAAATGGTATTACTGTTCCATCTTTTGTTGCATGAAATTGTGTATACTTTGGAATAAATAAATCATCACCAATAATAGTATGTAATTGGCTATCCTGTAATCCAATTTGAACTATACTTTTAGCAGCTTTAACAGAACTAGGTATATATCCGATATTGCGAGCAAGAGATACTACGGATGATCTTTTAACTGCACTATCTAAAAACATTTCATTAAAGGTCATATTATTATAAAACATTTGATAATATGTGTTATAAGATAATAAATCCATAAGTATATTTAAACTCGAACCTTCAAAATTATAACCAGAAAATTTACTTTGATTTTTTAAAAAATTAATCAGATTTAATTTTATATTTTCAAAATCTATATTTTTAATATCTAGGTTCATCTAGTTTTTTCTACCTTTAGTGTTAATACTTGTTGGTTATCCGGTTGATCTGTTACAGAGAAGACTATCACTATAACTAATTGTTTATCTTTATCGTCAAATTTCACACTAATATCAGAAGGTAAAATGCGTGGTTCATATTTTAAAAGAATTTTTTTTATATCTTTTTCAATTTCTTTTCCAAAAATTGGATAAAAATTTTCAAAAAGATAGGAAGTTAAACCAGCATCTAGATCATAATTAAAGGCTTTTTCGTATTTTTGCAAAAACAAAATAGTTTTCATACTCTGTTTAATAGCATCTACACCAGTTTTAACAGAAACATCCCCTGTAAAGGGATTAGCCATGAAGTTTAGATCAAGATCTGTGGTGTTTAAAACTTGTTTCATTTACTTATATTTATTGTGGAATTTATGATTCTGGTGTAATATTCAAAAAGATTTAAGGTTTCTTTTGTGTCTTGATTCTCTATATCTTCATATTCACACCATTCAACTGATATAAATCCAGTTTTTAAACCTTTTGAGCATATTGTGGATTTTGTCATAAAGGCTACCGTGTTTCTGGCTTCATAGTATCCCCGTAGTTGATTATCCACAATATCTTTTGTATAGTGAAGATTGACCCCTTCTTCCTGAAGAACGCCTACAATGCCTATCCAGCGGGTTATAAGAAGCCCCTGTGAGCTCTCTATGGTGTGGTTTATACCCAAAGAACAGGATTCGTTTGTTGTAGTGAATTTAAGGATACTTTCTCCGTCAAAAAAGTGTCCTCCATTGTGAAATTTAGATATAGATGTTCGGGATGCGTTTAAGTTTACTCTCATTTCTGTCAGATATTCATCTAAAACTGTGTGTAAACGAACAAAATTGAGTGGTATAGAGGTTATTTCAACCTTTTTACTGAATAATTTCTTAATATGTGTTGATAGTGCTAATACACCACCCACCAAAAATGAAAATATATACGAACCTACTATAAAATATGTATCAATGTTGGTTGGTGTTTGTAATGGTGTCACGATAACTCCTTAATATGTACCGTATTTATAATAATTAGCCAATGAACACATTTCCTGACCCCGTTGTTTTATGACCACATTGTGCTTTATCGCCTTTTCTGACTATTCCTAAACCACCTGAGAAAACAGTACTCGAACATTCCATCATTTTTGCCCTAGAATGTATACCTTTCCCGTGTGGTTTTACTTTAGTTCCTAAAACAGCAACTTCATTATTATTAACAAGAACATTATTGGTGTATGTTTGTAATAATAACCCTTCAGCCTTGTCTTGTAAACACCTAGCCGCTCCAGATGCCATTATTTACACTCACGTATTCTAGATTCTGTTGGAGTCCAAGAATCTGCTCGAACATGTGGAACAGATTTAAATTGTTCTCCACCAAAAGTTTCTTGTTTTGCTAATAATGGTTTATTTCCATTTAAATCTATTTTTTTACCTTGAATTGTTATATTAGAACTAGATAGTATATTTACAGAATCTTTACTAAATAATTTAAACATTTTATTAGTATAGATATCTAAATCAGGAGAAGTTATATTCATAGATACATCAGAAATCATAATTGTATTCTGTCCCCATATCGTTGTGAGAGTACTCTGAAGTTCAAGTTCTTTCACGCCCAAAGCTCGAATTATTATTGCTGACAATTCATATGTCTTCATAAACATATCTATAACGTTACCATAAACCGTTGCATATTTATTTCCCTCCTTGATATAAATCTCTGAGTCACCTTTTTCAAGTTCTAAGTGATCAAAAGGTCCCCACACCTTTGTATCTCTAAATCCACCAATTTCATTCACAACATCACCTTTAACAACAGTATGCATATG